CGGTGTTGCGATACCCGGTGTTGCCTTTTCCAACATTTACAAGTTCAAGTGCTTCAGACCATGAAAGCTCCCGTACAATTTGGATTTTGTTGGTTACGCTTTTAACGCCGTCTGTATTCACGTCTCCAAGAGCGATGACTTCCGCTACTTTGTTCTCAGGGTCGAACGCATAATAGTTAAAGCAGTCTGTCAGTTTCTTGCAAAAGTGAAAACCCCTTCTGCATATTCTGGGAGCCCCATCCATTTCATAGGTTTTTCCAACTTCGTATTGGAATCCATGACATGTGAAGTCAGGGTTGAAAACCTTGTAGCCTGTCATTTATTGTCACCTTTCAAGTCAACTTTCACATACGCCTTCCGGCTGCTGGTCTTCATGCATTCCGCCGCAATCTCCGGATATTTGGCTTTCAGCTTTGCGGAGTCAACGCTTTCCGCAGTTGTTGGCGCAACATATGTGATGCTCAGCAGGTCATTTGTGAATTTCTTAACCCCAAACGTTTCCATTGCTGTCAGAAGCTGCGCTTTCAGTTCCGCCTCCTGCTTGTCAAGGTCTTTTTTCCGCTGGATCAATGCGGCAATTGACTCCAAAGCAGATATTTGTTGTTGCCCGAATGCAGCCAGTGCGCCGTCCTCGCTGCCAACGTCTGGAATTGATTCTCCGCACATCGCAGGGTCTCGCTTGCAGAAGTCCTTGCAGTCAGCCGGAGCGTCCTGCGCAAGGCACGTCACACAGCAGTAATTGTATTCTTCGGTCTTATGTGGGCATTGGTTTTTGCATTTCCATTTCATGGTTTTCATATTCCTTTCTTACCCAGTCCGGGCAGGTGTCATATAAGGATACGTAATATTTACTCACCCCGTATTTGTTTTTGTCAGAACAGGTTGCTTTCCCTGATTTGTTCCACAGGTAGAGCTTGTCGCAGGATATGCACCATTTGTGTTTATAAGCGTCACCGTTTATTACCTGCTTTTTCTGTTCATCGAAATGCTCCACCTGGATTCCGGGGTTCGTGCCGCCCCGCTTGTTCATGGCTTCACGTTTCGCCTTGCGCAACGAACCCAGTTCCGGATTCCGGCTCATTTCTTCCAGAATTTGGAAGAACTCACGCCCCGACACGTTGCGGGTCTCCCAAGCCTCCCGTTGTGTGATGTCCATGTCGGTCAGGTATGCCATGACCGCCTCCTGTGCCTTGTCACACGCCATATTTTTGGAGAACCACCAGCCGGATGACCCCGATTGCGATGAAGACGATTGTGGATATGCAGAAGACTTTTTTGGCGGTATGCGGATTGTACGGTTTTTGTTTTGCGTCCTGGTGCCTTTTGCCATAGGGGCAGGGGTTTACGTGCCAAACGTCATAAAAGCCTTTATTCTTTGAAAAGCTCATTGTTTAATTCCTCCCTTAATCCTAATAATGGATAAATCTCACGGTCTTCCACGCTGTTGACGCATGTCAGCAGGTAATAGAAGCAGGGTCTGTCTTGTCCAATCCTGTGTATGCGCTTCTTGCTCTGCTCATACAATTCACTTTTGTCCGTTGGCGTGAAGTAAACCACCTTGTTTGCTTTTTGGAGGTTCAGCCCCATCGCCCCCGCCTGGTACTGCGCCAGCGTGACGGAGTCATCCTCCTGCTCGTATGCGGTCAGGTCTTTGACATGCCCGTTGATTTCGGAGACAGGTTTTCCCAGTCCGTTCACGATTCCCCGCAAGGCTTCCAGTTCTGCGTCAAAGTTGTAGAAGACAATCAAGCGGTCATTCGTGCTTTCGCACAGGTCTTTGAACGCTTCCAGTTTCAGGGGGTTCAGATGTCCGCACAGCATCCGGGAATACAGCCGCAGCGTCAGCACGGTGTCCCCGACAAGCTCCTTCCCGTCAACCGTGACAAGCTTCGTGCGCCGGAATTTATGGTAGTCTCTGGTTGCCGGAATGCTGATTTCAACAATGGTCTGCTCCGGAAGGTCAAAGACCTCATCCGTTTTCAGGAAAACCGCCCCATGCTCACGCATTTTTGATTTCAGCCGCTCAACGTTTTTGTAAGGGTTGAGCTTGTCAACAATTTTGAGCGCCATGCCGCCAACTTCAATTGTTTTCCAGTTGACATACTGCGCATTGTATACCCGCTGGCTTATGTCCCAGCCAAGCAGCCGCATTTGTGACCACAGGTTTTCATACTTCCCGCTTGTCGGGGTGCCGGATAACATGATTACGTTCAGCGGGTTCATCTTCAAAATGAAGCGTGTCCGCTTTGCTTTCATGTTCTGAATCTGGGAGCTTTCGTCCAGAATCAGGGTGTACCCTGACAGTTTCAGGAAGTCCGGACGCCTGAAAATCAAATCATAGTTGATTACAGCGTAATTCAAGACATCTGATTCAACCCAAGCCTTGACGTTGTTCCCCAGCGTCAGGTTCATGGCATCTTCTTCCATGACGGTTTCACAGTGCTTAATCCAGTCATCAATCTTTGACTTCTGGCAGACTATCAGGGTCTTCCTGCCCAACCGTCTGGCTTTCTCCCCTCCGATGAACGTCTTTCCCAGCCCCATGTCAAGGTAGTACGCCACACGGCTGTAATTTCCCGTCTGTTCCAGAATCCGCTCCTGGAACGGGAACAGCTTCACGCTCAACCTTCCTCCAATCGCTTGAAAACTTCTTCCAGCGGGATGTTCAGGTATGCGGCGATTTTCTCCGGGAAAATCTCATATGTGTACTTGCTGCCTGAAAGCTGGCAAGCCGTCCCAATCGGAGGATTGAAAGAACCCTTTTGCATCCGTATCCGGACGCTTTCAACGTTCGTCCCCATAATTTTAGCCGCCTGGTAAGGTTTCAGAATCCGTTCCGGCATGTTGATTCAGTCCTTTCATGTATGTTCAGTTTGCTGAACTTCCTGCGTAAAAAAATATGTGCTGATTTCGGAGTCCGGAATGTCAAGAAGTGTAATCGCCTTGTCAATCTCATCCTGCACGAAGTTGATTTTGGAATTCAGCTTCTTAGACAAGCTATTTTGGGACATCCCGATTGCGTCACTGAAAGCGCTTTCGGTCTTGTACTTCTCCCGGATCCGCCCCCTGAGTTTGGAAAAATCGTAAATCATTATTAAGTCTCACCCCCTTGCATTGCTTCATAGTCTTCCAGTGCGCTGACAAGCCCGTCAAAATCTTCATCCTTGCCAAGGATGAACGCAAGTTCCCTGACGGTCTCAATTGGACAGTCATATTCTTCCGCCAAGGATTCCAGGTATTCCTTCCGGGTCTCATACCCGTTCATGTGGTAGGGGTTCCAGTCATCATCCAGCGGGATAATTGTACTCATAATCGAGCCTCCTTTATTTGTCAAATGCGCAGTCCGCAAGCAGACAGCCGGAGCAATCGGAAGTTTCGCTGTACTTGCAGCAGCAAGCGTAGCGGAACTCATCATAACTCAACGCATCCGTGTCTTCATATTCTGGACATATACGTATACATTCGGCTTTCCATTCTGCATAAGTCATGGTCAAATTCCTTTCTTGCGGGGATTTAGCCGTCCCCGCTGCGGCGTGATGTGTTATACAACCTTTTCCTGCAAAATGTCAATAATCACCTGCTTGTACTGTTTGGCATGATTCAACACTCCTGCTTCCAAAATTGCAGTGCGGTCTCCGCTAAGGTATCTTGTGAATTTGCTCTTCTCTGTTGATTCTGCTTTGACGGCTTCATCCAAAAATTTATTCAGCAGCGGGATGATTAAAAACCGATGCGATTCATCGTTTGCAAGCAGATTGTACTTGTCAATCATCCATTTTTTGACATCTTCCACAAATTCCCTTGTGATTAGGAAAACGGCTTCTTCATAGGATGTCATCTTACACCTCCGTCAAAGTCTCAGGGTCAAGGTACACGATTGCGTACCTTACACCCTCTAAGGCTGTTCCGTCATCCCGGACCGCCCGCATGGTACTCTTGTCAATCCGATAGTACTGACTGTACCCGGCATGTATGTAACAGTCTCGCTTCTCAATTACATCACTCGTCATCAGGTCTTCTCCTATGACATACGTGGTGACGCTGCCTTCGTCACCCATAATCTTCATACACTTGATTTTTTCGCTCATTTTTTTTGTTACTCCCAACTTATTTTATTTTCGGTTTCCCGTGACCGCCTTTTGGCGGTTTCGGCTGGTGACCGTCCAGCCATCGTCAGACGGGTAACTCGTCCTCAAACTTTATTACTCGTTCTCCTTCTTTGCGTAGTATGCCGTGTAAGTGTACTGGTTGCTCCCCCTGTAGGGATACTCACAGGCGTACACTGCGCCAAGATTCGCCGCTGTGCGGTCTGTCCGCCTGCTCATGTCCAACAGTCTGTCATAACCGTCCACCCTGCGAGGGTAGTTGTGATGGGTTCTGTGACTTCCGCTGGTGTGTACCAGCTTGCCGTAGTTTTGTTTTTCTTCATTTATAATCATGTTTGTCACTCCTCTAATGGGCGATGTAATCGCCGATAGTGACTTCATCGTAGGGAACGTCTACTTCACGCTCCATGTAGTCCCAGGAGCCGTTGGTTTCGACTTCTGTTTCGCCTTCTTGGCGAAGTACATCAGAGTAACGAAGTTCGCCGTGTTCTATCTTTCCGATTACATAACCGGAATAATTTGCCGTGGACGTCCTTGCAATAATAACACGTGTATATTTTATCATTTTTTTTTGCTCCTTTAATGTTGTTGCAAGCTGAACCGCTTGATGTGCGTATAGTATAAGCTTTTGAACCTGATTTGTCAATAGATTTTTTTGTACTTTTATTCGATTTTTTATAAAAATAGTTGCATGTTGATGAACAAAGTGATATAATTTTTGAAGAAAACTGAAAGAAAGGTGATTTTTATGAAAATCGAAGACTTTTCAAGCCGCCTGAAAACCGCCATGAAGACACGTGGAGTCAAGGCGGTTGACATCGCCGAAAAGACCGGATGGGGCAAGTCCAAGATAAGCCAGTACATCAACGGCGTGTACCAGCCGAAGCCGGACGCTCTCTTCACCCTTGCGGAGCTGCTGGGTGTGGATGAAGGCTGGCTGATGGGGTATGACTGCCAGATGGACAAGCCCGTCAACCTCGATCCGTCCAAATCCATGTCACGGGAGGAGCAGATACTGGAAGCCGTCCAAACCGTTTTCGGAAGCCAGGCTTCCGCCGTGCTTGCCGGATATTCCCAAATGAACGTTGACGGGAAGGCGAAGCTGACCGCATACATGAAGGACTTGCTGGAAAACCCAAGGAACATCATGCAGGATGGGAAAAAGTTGTTGAACGCATAGCCAACGTTATTTTCGTTGACTTTTGAGCGGTTCAACCTCCGGGTTCAAGGTTCGGTTTGGAAAATCCAACCTTGAACCGTAAGAAACCGCTGCGAACGCTGGAGTTTTCCCCCTTTCGGTTCAAGGTGTAACAAGACTATTATTATATTTTATATTTTTACCGTATTTTCCGGTATGCGGCTTTTTCAATTTTTTTGATTTTTTGCCAAAGCCCTATACCTATATAGTAATGAAAAATATATAAGAAATAAGCACATTGCCGTGAACCTTGAACCCGAAGCGTTAAAACCGCTGCAAACACTGGATTTCAGGCGGTTCAACCTTGAAGCGAGCCTTGAACCACCTTGAACCAGCCTTGAACCCCAGAAAGTGGAATCCAGAAGCTGGAACTTCTGGACTCCGTAACACGTTACCACAAGACAACTGCGAAGAAGCCCGGTGCGGAACGGTCACTGTTATTTTACACCATTCCGCACTGTGCCACAAGCACAAGGAAGGATTTGGTGAAAAAAATGAAACATCCGAACGGATACGGGAGCGTTGTGAAGCTGTCCGGCAACCGCCGCCGCCCGTACTGCGCCCGTAAGACTGTGAGCCGTGACGAGCGGGGTTACCCCGTCTATTCAGTGATTGGATATTACAGGAAGAGGGAGGAAGCCCTGATGGCGTTGGCGGAGTACAACAGGAACCCTTACAACGTGGATTTCGCAAAGCTGACCATGCAGGAGCTTTTTGACAAATGGTTTGCGAGGGACTCCGGCAAAATGTCAGCGTCATCCGCAAGTGGACACAAGGCGGCTGTGAACCACTGCGCCCCGCTGCTTTCCATGCCCTACAAGGCAATCAAGGCTTTCCAGATGCAGGAGATGATTGACAGCTGCGGTCACGGGTACAGCACGCAGGGGAACATCAAGAACCTGTTCAACAAGCTGGATTCGTACGCAATGGAGCTTGACATAATCACGAAGAGGAACTCCGAACTGATCCACGCCGAACCCGCCCCTCCCACATCTAAGCGTCCGTTCTCCAAGGATGAGGTTAACAAGATTTGGGAACTAAAAGATGGAAGATGGGTTGACACAATCCTGATTCTGATTTACAGCGGATTCAGAATCAATGAATTCCTGAGCATTGAGACGGAGAATGTCAACCTGGAAGAACGCTGGATGAAAGGCGGCTCGAAGACCAAAGCCGGAAAAAACAGGATAGTCCCGATACATGACCTGATTTTCAGCATGGTTGAATCCCGTGTCAAGGAAGGGGGGAGATATTTGTTTTGCTCCAAAGGGAAGAAGGTTTCCGCAAGCCAGTATTACAATTTCTGGAATTCCTTCATGGCAGAGCATGGCATGAAGCACACGCCGCATGAAGCCCGTCACACGTTTCGCAGCCTCCTCGATTCCGCAGGAGCTAACCGGGTATGCATTGACCTGATGATGGGACACGCAAGCAAAAGCATAGGGGAGAGAGTGTACACACATAAAACGCTGGAAGAACTCCGCCAAGCGTTGGCGTTAGTGACACGTAAGTAACAAAAAATTCCCGGAACGGCTTATTTTAGCCATTCCGGGAATTTTTACAATTGTTGTATGGTAATTATTTGATTTATGTAACCATTGGAAACAGGACGTTTTCAACGTTGTTCAGTTTCTTGAAGGGTAAAAAACGGGGTCAAAACCGCAGCGTTAGTAACACGTTAGTAACAGTTATATCGCCTGTAAATTGTCTGATTTTACCGCCGCTGTGACGGTTTTTCCAATTCCGATTACAACCCTGTCACCGTTCACCTGGATCACATCGTACTGGTCATAATAAGTCTTGAAGGATTTTCCGGTGTAGTCAACCGCCTTCAGGACTTTGACCTTGCCGCCAACTTTTATCGTTTTGGCTTCTTCGGTTTTGGTTTCCGTGATGAATGCGTCAGCGTATCCAGCCGCCTTCAGTTTGGAAAGCATACTGTCAGCGTTGGATTTTACTGTAAACGCCCCAACCTGCACTTTGGAAATCCCGCCATCGGTCACGACAAACGAATCAAATCCGGATTTTTTCAGCTTGTCCACCATTGCGCTGGCGTTGGAAACCACGTTATACGCCCCAATCTGCACCCTGTAAACCGTTGTGGAAGTTTCTGGAACTGCTGGAGTGACCGGAGCAGGGGTCACGCCCGTCATCTTCGCCTGAATGTCAAGACGGAACTGCGCCATTGTCATTCCAAATTTATTCCAGATGTGTTCAACGTCCCCGTGGTTTGACGCAATGCCCCGCTTGTAGCCTTCGGAATGGCTTATAATCACTCCGTCAGCCAGCGGATTCAGCTTGTACGTGTCGCAGAGATAGGCAAAAAGTTCCACCGCCGTCTTGTATGTGGCTTTGGCATGGGTTTCCACTTCGGAGACCGTGTGTCCGCTCTTGACCTCCCATGTCGCACCGCCCACATACTTGATGCAGGCGGGTTCTGTCATCTCAACTCCGATGTGAGTGCTGTTCCCGCTTCCCTTTGTGCCTGAAGCACAATGCCATCCACGCCGGTTCCATGGAAGTGTCTGGTAAACGTCCCCTCCGGGTTCAATCAGCCCATGCACGGCAACCTGTACTCCGGGCTTGTCCCAATTGTTAATAAATGACATCGCAGAAGGCTGCGCACAGCCCACGGAGTGAATCATCAACCCCTGCACCGTGATTGTCCTTCCGCCTTTGTAGCAGTCATTATTTGTCATATAGTGCTGAATCAGATTCATTCCTGCGCCGCCTTTCCCGCTTCCATAATTTCCTTAGCCGTGGCAATCAGCTTCTGCCTTAACGCCACAATCTCCGGGTCATTGGGGTCATGGTTCGTTATCTGCTGGAAGAGTTTGTTAAAAACCTCTTTCCGCTCTTCTCCTGAGAAGTTGAGTTCTTCGCCGATGCTTGCGGCGATGTTCGCAACCGCCCCCACCTGTGACAAGACCTTCTGTAATTCTTCATACGCCGCCTTCGCTTTTGCGTTTCTGGTTGACCAGTATTTCAGCACCCCGATTATAAGCGTTATCAGGAACGCCGCAACGGTCAGAATGTCATTCAGACTTTGAATCATGTCTGTCAGTCTCCTTTACTCTTTTTTTTTCCAGAACGTTATCCCGATGATGGAAGCCATGTATCCCAAAATCAGGTAATCAATAATCCCATGCAGCCGAAGCAGACAGCCCGTGAATGACCAATCGGCATATTCTGTAAGGTCACGTATTGTCACTATCACGCCGATGACTGCGTAAATTCCCGCATTCGTGTACAAAAGTGGCGTTTCCGTGTGCGTCACCAAGGTTATAATCGGCAACGCCAAGGCGAACATGTTCAACACTACCAGCACGGGAGAATATGGCTCAAACCATTTGGTCAAATCTTCCACGAAATAGAACAGGGACTGCGCAAGATTGAACGCCAGTATGGTGATGAATATTATGCGCACCAGCTTCAAGACACGCTGGTCAGTGTCCGTTGGATTAATTATGTGCCGCATTTTCTACGCCCCCACTTTGGCAATCTCCGCCAGCACCTGCGCAAGAATCGCCTTCGCTTCCCCGATTCCGTTTTTGGAGATTATTTCCGTAAGCTTGACAGTGATTTCCGCCAACTGCTGTTTCAACTCGGTCAAATCCTCTTTCAACGCCTGATTGTCCTTCTGCAACTCCTCAATCATTTTCTGCTGGTTGTTGAACGACAGGCTGAGCATGTCAGACGTGTTTACTTTCTTTTCCAGATTGCGCTTCTGGAACATCCCCACAACCGTTGACAGGATTCCCGTTGACAGAACCGCCGTTATCAGGGTTATAATTTGTGAACTGTTCATCATAAATTACCCCATGTAAAACTTCCTGAAAAACTGCTTCCAGTTGGTCTGACAAAAAACCGTTTTAGAAAATATGGATATTGTGATTTTATGTCATCAGAAACAACGGGTTGAGTAATGTCAAATGGAGTATTCTTTGTAAAAAAAGCAGTACTACTTAAACCTGAGTTTTGGGTAAAGTTTGGTATAACGGTGTTGGAGTTAGATAGTATGATACATCTTTGTGTATTATACCCCGCTCCTGGAGATAATAAGATGTTTGTATTCAAGGTTTGCGCAGTAAATAATCTCATTATTTTGGTTGGTAGCAAATATGCATAAGCTGAAATTCCAAATATCCTACCAAATATTACAGTAGGTGTGATTACTGCCGCCGTGTCTAAATTGTACACGCATATGTTGGATAACTCTTGTGATTCATATGCCAGAAATGCTTCATAATTATCCGTTTTGGCAATGTAAGCGTATATTGGATCGTTATCCCCAAATTGTGGGACATTACCTATTAAACAATTTCCTAAGTTAATATTACTCATTACGTACTCCAAACCGAAACATAACAAGACAATGCGGTTAGCGAATCTCCATCACAATTAATGTAAATATATGGGTTGTCTCCTGCTGGTAACGAATACAAGCGTGGTTTTGCGGCACGAATAATGTTAAAATTATCCACTGAGGGATTTGTTGGGGATATGCTGATGATTATACCACATGCGCTTACCTCATTACTTAGGGATTTGACACCGGAAGCGGTAAAGCCCACAAACCCTTGTGTGGCAGGAAGTGTAATGGTAAATCTGCCTTTGTAGGAGAATCCTCCGCTTGTTTCACCCAGCATACTGGAAGGGACTTTCCCCGTGCTGTCCAGTGTTGCAACGCCGTTGGCAACGCCTTTCTCCGATGTGGGGATTGCCCCCACGTTGGCGGCTGTGGTGTTGTGCGGATTCCCGTATGTCCCGCTGTGGAGATACGCCTCCTTCCCCCGGTCACCCCTGTAAGCCGTTGAGGAAGTTTCTCCCAGCTGCAGGTTGGATGAACCCGCAGCCGCCAAGCCGTCATTGACAGACTTCAACTGTGCGTCAATGATGTCAGCGTTGTCATTCAGCTGGGAGATGTCAATGAATTCATCCCCGTCCGGTTTCTTCAGACCATAATTTGGTGTTAAATTTACTGCCATTACGACAAAGCCTCCGTTCTTATTGTGTCCCACGTGTAAGCCGCCGCTTCATCCCATGTGAGAATGGAAGCGTCACTCCAGGTATTGTAAAGACGTGACACTGTGATTACCAGATTAGCGGGGGTTATGCGGTTCATCAGGTCAACCACCTGGTTGTAATTCTGATGGTTTCCGACCGCTATTTTGATTTCAACCGTGTATCCGCTGGCGTTGAGGTTGATTATGAAACCGTCTGCGCCGCAAAGCATTGTGAGCAGTCTCTCCAACGCCCTGTAGCTATATGGAAGCTGCTCGATGAACTTCATCAGGATGTTGTATTTCCGCTCATCCAGCGTCAAGGTTGACTGCGGGGTGATTCCTAACATCTTCTCCCAGCGTTTAACGCCGTTCACGGTTGCGGTTTCCATGAACTGGTCATTGAATACGCTGTCAATCCAATCCCAAAGGCTGGAAACCTCATCCTGTTCTCCGTCAATCAGAAGCGCCCTGTATTCCCTGACATTCCGCAGAATATGCGGGAGGTAGTCAATCAGCCGTCTGACCATACGTCCCCCCTCACCGGAATCTGGTCTGCTTCCAGCTGCAGGTTGCTTTCCTCTCCGTTAAGCATCGTGCCAGAGATGTCAAGGATTCCCGCAAGGTCAAGCATCCGGGTTTCAATCTGCGATATGCGCACAATCAAACCGCCCTCATCCGCCCATGTCTCCGCAAGTTCAAGGAAGTAATTGTCAACCGCCTCCATGACATACGGCTGCACGGATTCCCAATTCCAGCCTTCTTGATACGTCAGCTGCATGGTGACGCTGACTGGCATGGACGTGACACCCTGCACCGTGACAACGTGACCGATGGGAGCGATTCCCAGCCCTGTGCCGCTGTTCTGCACCGGGTCAACCGCCGTCTGCACCTGGCTGATTAGCTCGCTGGAAGGGGCTGTGTAGTCACTTGCGATGATGACAAGCTTCACAGTCCCGCCGCCGTTCCAGACCGGATACACCTTCACGCCGCCCACGCCGGGCAAAGCGTCTGTTTTCTCCTTGTAGTCTGAGATGTTGCCGCCGAACGCTTCCGTGTTGAAGCTCTTGAAATAACGCCTCCTGAAAGTCTCAGTTTCTTCCACGTCCTCGCCTGGTATGAGTATGCCCGTAATCTGCGCCGTCTCCAGACCGCTTATGTAATCAATCGGCACCAGCTGCCCGGTCTGGTTGCCGCCGCTTCCAAGCGTTTCACATTGAAGCTGGAAAACCCCAGGGGATATCTGGGAAATGACGGTGTAGTTAAGATACTCGTTGATAAGGCTGAATCTGGAGCCTATGGGGACATCTATGTTAAAATTTCCCTGAACAACGGCATAGGTTGCCGGATACGGGGAAAGCCCCCGCTCGCCTGCCCTCAGAACCAGATAATCCCTTGAAGCCGTGTCTGCGAATGTCTCATCCAGGATTGCGTCAAGCTGCACATACATGACCTGCAGCTCCACAGCCGCAGGGGCAAGAGCGTTGTATATGATTGAACCTTCCCGTGTGTCAACATTTGGATTCATGAGACTGACAGCGTTCAACATCCGCTGCAGGATGCTGTCATATGTCATGCTTTCAAACATTAAATTTCCACTTCCTTCCCCGCCTCGATGTCACCGAACACCGTGTGAACCTTGAACGTTGCAGAAACCTTTCCTTTGCTGTGTTCAAAGGAGAATTCATCCACAGCGGTTATCCGGCTGTCCTGCGTCAAAGCCTCCGTAATGCGCCGCCTGATTTCCGGTATGCAGAAGGATATTGGTCTTCCAAACAAATCCATCAGTTCAACCCCGTAGTTCCAGGAATAAATCACATATTCATACCGCTCAATGTTCAGAATCAGGTAGACGGCTTGCGCCATAGCCTGCAGCTGGTCAGCGTATCCGGATATGCGGTCTTTCGAGACATGCAGGAAATATGTGTTTGTCGGAAGCTCCACAAACTGGAAATCCAGCCGCAGACTGTCGTTGTTCGCTGGTGTCATCCAAATCCTACCCCCTGACCCTGTCTAAAACTATGAACTGCTGTCCGCCTTGAACCCGCATCAATATGACTTTCTCGCCAGCCTGCAGCCCGAAATGAATTGTGAAAGATTTCCGCCCTGTATAAGTGTGGAGGTGTGAAGTGGCTGCGGTTGAGCGGCTGGAACTTCCGGAAGCCCCCTCTCCGGTGTCGGAGTCAAAATAACCGTGCGTGTGCGCCGTCTCCGGATCCGTGGAATGGTTCACCGTCATGTCCACCGTGAAGTCCTTGACAAGGCTTGTCAGAATCAGGAAGTCAGCGTCAAGCGTCAGCTTCTGGTCAACCTGAATCTGCAAGGGGTTGGAAGAAACCACCGTCCCGAAGAATATTCCGGAAGGCTTGCTTGTCTCCACAACGTTCAACGCCGTCTGCTTTATCAGGTCATGCAGACCGGAGAAATGCTCGTCAGGCAAGGAATTCACCCCCCCGCAGCGTCAAATCCATTTGATGTAAACTCTCGTTGAAGCTGTGCTTCACTTTCTCGACCATCATGTAATTCCCCACGACAATGTCACCAAGGTTCAGCTTCACAACCACCGCAGAACCCGCCCGGACCCGGCAGTCCCCGAAGGCGTTCTTGATTTGGAGCTTCCTGGTTTTCTGGTTGTACAGGCTCAGGAGCGCATCCGCTTTGGCTTTCCCGTTGTCCGGATTCTTCACCGTGTCATACATTTGCAGGATTCCCCAGAGGTTGATATGCTCCCCGTCCTGCGCCATGAACACGTCACGCTTTCCAGTCTCTTCATTCTCATATGTCACTTTTATCCTGTTGTACGTCTTATCATCAATGCTGGAAGTGTAGTCAAAGTTTTCGCCGCTTTCCTCGTCTATGAGCAAGTCCAGCTTCATGTTCTCCACATTCTGCAAGGCGAGCTTCCCGAAATCGTCATAAAGCACATACAGCTTTTTTGTCTGCGTCAAAGTCTCGTCAAGAGCGTCAAGGATTATGTCAAGCAGTGACGCTTTCGTGTCCTCCAGATATTTGGGAATGACATATCCAGTGTTTTCAACATTTCCCACCTGCAGCTTGAAATCTTCGGCAATCATCTTCACGACATCGGAAGCCGTCATGTTGGTATATTTATACACATCCTCGTTTTTGAGGTAACGCATTTGGTCATACGCCGTGACTTTGATTGTGTTGCCCTTGTCCCTCTGTTTCGAGAACACGAACCCGTAAAACAGCTTGTGGTCATCCACACGCAAAGAAACGCTGTTGCCCTCTGTGAAATTTATCACGCTATCCTTGACAACGCTGAAGGTAAGCTTCCCCGCCTGCTTGCGTTCGAGGTCAAGCGTCACGCCCTCCGTGACAACGGGGCTGTAAATCGTGTCCCCGTTCTGGATCAGCAGGTCAAACATTGGAAATTCCTCCCGGAAGGACAAGCACCTGACCGGGGTATATCAGGTTAGGATTCTTGATTTTGTCCTTGTTCAACCCGTAAATCTCATTGTAGCGTGAGCCGTCCCCAAGGTATTTTTTGGCAATGTTCCACAGGCAGTCACCGGATTTGACCGTGTAAGCGGTCTGCTGCGGAGCTGTCTCTGCGGGTCTCTCCGTGACGGCTTGCGCAACCGGAGCGTTGGAAACAGTTGCCGCCGTGGTTGCGGCTGGAGCGGCTATGGAAAGCTTCACCGTCTGCGTCCCGTATGCCCTGTATTGCTTAAGCGACACGGAGACAACGACATCAAAGCCTTCCTCCGCATCCTCGTTAATCTCATATTCTTCCAATGACACTTTGATGTTCGTGTCAAACAGGCTGGTTCCGTTTGGAAGAACCCGTGAGACGATGAACTGGAACGGCTTCCTGCTTGTCTTCAGCCGCTCCATCAGACTGAGGAATGCGCTTGCGTCAATGGAAGTGTCTGCAAAGGGATATTTTGTCTGGGGGATTCTGGCATCGAATTTGATTTCCGTCAGCCCTGCGGTTTTCAGGACGTTGACTTCCCCTTCGTTAATAAGGGTGACTGACTTATTCTGGTTTTTTATTTTCACCTGCAATGCCGGAGGTGAAACGGGAAGCTGCGTCCCGTCAAGGTAGAATGTGTAAGCCATCAATAATGAACCCCCGCACCTGCGACAGCGATTGTCTCCTCCAGACCGCTGTTCAAATACCCAATCACTCCATCCAAATCCATTTCAGAACTGATGTGGTTCTCGTTGTTCTGTTCAATGCGGATTTCTGCGGTTGTGTAGCGGTTGACCGCTTCACGCTCCGCAATGTCCCGCATGTACTTCAAGTCCTCTTCCGCATAGTCAAGAGCGTCCGCCGCTTTGGCGGTGTTCGCCGCCGTGTCCCCGCTGCTGCCGGAGATGGAGTCCAGCTCATCGGATTCAACGTCAAACGCCCCGAAGTCAAAAGCTTCCAAATCCAGCGTCTCCGCTCCGGCTCCTGCGGAACCGGCTCCGGTGTCCCCTGTGTTGCCGAAGCTGAACATGTCAAAGATTCCCATGATTTGGTCATGGATGTCTGCTCCGATTGCCGCACCTGCGGCGTACGCATCCGAACCCCAGCCCTCTTGAAACGTGTCGTAAGTGTTGAAGCCCTCTTGAAAATCAGCACCCCAGTCAATTGGGTTTTCTTCCCAAGGCTCGCTTACATCCTTGTATTCATAAGTGCTTGAACCGCTTGCGAAAGCGTCACCGATGTCCTGGTATTCCTTGTATTTCCCGGCAAGCTCTTCAACCTTTTTGGCTGCGAAGTCAAAGCCGGATGTGTCAATCTCCACGCCCAGCCAGCCCAGGCAGTCATTGATTGCTCCGACCAGTGATTTCAAGCCTGACATGAGGGAGTCAACCATGCTCCAGAATTTTTCCTGTATCCAAATCCAGGCGTTTTCAAACGCCGTTGCGATGTTTGACGCAATGGCTTTCACGGATTCCCAAACTCCAAGGAAAAAGTTGGCGATTCCGAATCCAATGTTCTGGATGACCGCCCACACGGACAGACCCATGTTCTTGAACCACTGTCCGATGTTCTTGACCGTGTTCCATATCCCAACCGCAAGGTTGGCAACCCAAAGCCCGATATTTTTGAACAGCGCACCCAGCCACCAGACAGCCCCGACAACCTGTTCTGTGAACATCACGAAAGCCACAATGAGAGCGACAACCAGACCGATGATTATCCCTATTGGATTAGCATACATCGCAGCGTTCAACCCCCACTGCGCCGCAGTTGCCGCCGCCGCTGTGGTGTTAAATATTGACAGGATGAACACATACGCCGTCTTAGCCGCCGTAATCGCCCATGTGACAGCTTCCGTAATCGCCGCAACAGCATTGTATGCGACAAACGCCGACACCACTCCGCCAAGAACCGGGGCAATCCAGGAAAGATTATCCAGAACCCAGTCTATAGCGTCACCAATCACCTGGAACACCGGGACGGCAACTTCTCCCAGCTTCACAAAAAGACCCGTTATGAATTCAACCGCCTTGTGTATATTTGGATTCGTAAGAACCTTGTACATTATGTCCCCGATTGTGTTAATCACCCGCATGACAACCGTCTTCATGCGGCTGAATGCGCTGATTATGCCCTGCACCATGTTCTGAATCTGCGGGTCTTTCGCTATTTTCCCGATTGTTCCTGTGATTGTGGAAAAAACTTGAAGCACAGTGCTTGCAAGACCGGAGAACATTGAAGTCATGCCGTGTACCGCCGCTTTGAAGTCATCGTTGTTCACGATGTTGTTTATTTCCAGCAACACGGGTTCAAACGCCTTCAAGGCGTAGTTTTTGATTTCCGTCCAAATCTGCCCGATTGTCATCGGCATCTGCTCGAATTTGGCGTTGGTCTCGTCTGCGAATTTGAACATGGCTTTCTTCATGACATCGGCTGTCAGCTTGCCCTCCGCCGCAAGCTCCCGGACCTGACCGACAGGGACATCAAGGTATTTCGCCATATCCTGGATGATTGTCGGAGCGTTCTCGAAAACACTGTTCAACTCATCTCCACGCAACACGCCGCTCGCCAACGCCTGTGTGATTTGCCGCATGGTGTTCCCCACGTTGGCGGCTTCCGTTCCAGAGATTGTAAACTGCTTGTTAAGGATTTCTGCGAACGCCACAATCTCGTCATTGCTGTTGAACGCATCCCCCGCAAGCAGCCCAAGTTTTGCCACCGTGTCAGCCGTGTCCTGGTATGCGCCCCTCGCACGGACAGCGGAAGCGAAAATCTGGTCTTGCAACGCCTGTGTCTCTTCCAGCGAACCCGTCAGCATGTTCAAGCGTGCCTGTGTGCTGACAATCTCGTCCGACATGTCGAAGGCTTTCTTTATGCCGATTCCAGCCGCAACGGTTGCCGCAAGGCTCTTGAATTTGGAAAGGAGGTCACTGGAAGCACCCGCCCCGCTGCGGATTTCCTTGTTGAAGTCCCGCTGCTCGTTTGCGGAGTCCCTGACATTCTTTTCCACATCGTCATATGCGTTCTCCGCATCCAGCAGAGCGTTTTTAGCCGCATTCAATGCGCTGGCATCAAAAGCGTCCCGGGAACTGTCCTGCACGGAGTCAAGAGCGGATATGATGTTGCGGGTTGCCGTGACCATGTTCCGGATAATGGGGGAATACCCATCGAACAATTTAATTGTGCTTTGGATCGTTGCCATATGGATAAATCACCCTTTTCTTTTACGTGGTTTGTGCGCTTTCATTTCACGCTCTTTCTTCTTTTCCGCCGCAATGCGGAGCTCTACCGCCGCAACGATGAACGCCCGCTCCGCCCGTGGAAGCGCAAGGAAGGCGGATGGGATAAGATGGAGTTCATGAAGGCAATAGTAAGCGATGTTCGCTTCACCATCGCCTTCATTGATTAGTTTTTTGCCTCGTCCACCTGTTCCTCGAATGTCGTGTCGAACCCGTTGACTTCCTGGATTTTCATCAGGTAATCCGTGTATTCGCCGGGCTTCAGCATCGTCTTCAAAAGCGCATCCGCCCCCATGACCCCGTAGCTGCTTTGAAGCTCTGCGTCATTCAGGTTGGGGAAAAGGGTGCATTTGGAAGCAAGCTGCCCAAGGTACAGGTTCACATCCAAATCCTCCGTGAAGCGGTTGCGCTTTCCCGGAACCGGAACACGCTTAGTTGAGCTTTTCCGCAACGCTTCATCTTCGGATGACGTAATGCATCCGATTTCCCAAGGAATGGGTTTCCCATCGCTGTCAACGAACCGTTTGGACACGACATATTTGACCGTGTCCGAACGGATCGCATTCTCTGATAAAAACGCTCTCAAATCCGACATTGTGAATCAGCCCTTTCTTAAACCATGCCCGCAAGAAGCGTGAATTTCTCCTGAATCTCGAAGTCCTCGAATGTGAAATCCATGTCTTCATCCAGATATTCAGCGTCAGCGTCAAATTTTGTGATAATCCCTCCGTCAAGGTTGCAGTCCCTCAAAATGACGGTCTGCCTGCCGACTGAGGATGTGGGGTCTTCGTTCGTCACCTGGATGTCAAAATACACATCCTCGCCCGTCTCCTTGTATCTGTAAGCAAGCTCCCTGAAAATGGAAGTGTTGTAGTGGAACGTTGCGCTCCCGCTGCCGCTCCATCCGGTTGCCTTGTTTCCTTTTCCTGTCTTTCCAAGAATCGGAACTTCGGTCTTGTTCTTCTCGAAACTCGCTTCGAGGTTAATCGCCTGCATGAAGTTGTAGCGGTTACCCTCTATCGTGACAAAGCACTGCGCAAGGCTTGCGCTCACCGTGTCTTTTGCGTGCATTATTGCGTTTGGCATATCGCTTTACCTTCCTTCCAGTTATTGCACTATGACGGTCATGTAAAGCTGCGCCATAGCGTTGACGGGTGTCACATAGTCCATGACAACCACTGACTTCTTCGTGTCACCCTGCTCCACCGTCAGCGTGTCCGGCTGGAAGCCTTCAATCGCCCGGATGTTTTCAAGTTCACGGTGATGCTTTACAATGTCGTTCCACAGGCTGATTCTTCCAGCCACGTCATTGGGGATTTTCCCCAGGTACTTCGTGTTGAACAGCGTTGCGATGTCGTTGCCGATTTGGTCAAGCACACGGATTGTCTGGTTGCTGGAGAAGTCTGAATTTTTCGTGTCCGTGAAGGTGATGAAAGTGTTAACGTCTTCCAGAACACGCACAGTGTCATTGACCTTATGGAACAGGAATTCACCCGCCCGGATGCCCGCTTCAAGCTGTGACTGTGTGTAGTTGGTGTCAACGGTGTATTCTCCGTTGTAGACCTTGTTCGTGTTGGAAGCGTTGAGCGCACATCCAGCCTCCGCACCCGTCACCCAGTACACCAGCTCCGGAGTGGCGTTGTTTTCCACTGAGATAACGCCCTCATAATCCGGGTTCGTGTACTTGTGGAGGACGCACTGGAATTTAACCCCAATTTCGTCCCTCATGCGCTGTGTGAACGCTGCGAACAGACCCTTCAGCGTGTCGTTGGTTGACGGAAGCCCAAGCGTGTTGAAGCTGTACGCTTCAATGCGGTCAAGAAACGTCTGGTAATCTCCGGTTGTAGCCGTGCCGTTCGTGCCTCCGGTTAATGGAAGCCCTGCGATAATTGACAGTGACCCGCCCGTGTTCCACGTCACCCAGTCATTGTCAGCCAGCTGCGGCATGGCGGTTATGCCCGTCTGAGTGTCAACCTCCGTTGCGTCAACCACCGTCTTGACATCATAGATTTCATTCGTGCCTGCGGCATACGCCTCATTCGGTTCCACTATGATGGTTATGCTGTTGCCTTTGGTTCCCGCCCATTTAGCGGTTGCCAGAGCGTTGGAAGCCGCAGTCCCCGCCCCGTTAAGGCGGTAGAAATATCCTTTCCGGATGCTTTTGAACAAGTCCCGCAACGGTTTCAAGTTCACGTGCGTGTATTCATATCCGAAGATTTTCAAGGAGTCCTTCTGGAATTCCCCGGATTCCACAGCGAACACGTCAAGGGTGTCCCCCCAGTCCAGTTCAAGCGGCACCGCCGCCACGCCCCTGTCAGAAAGGGTTGCGCTCGCCCTGCTTGCGCTGTTGAAGTTGATGTAACTTCCTGGAAGAACCTTGTTCTGCGATAAGAAAACGCCCCCACCAAGAGCCATTGTTATTTCACCTCGTTATTCATAAACTCCTGCAATGCGGCATCCACCGCATCCAGGGTGTAAGTCCCGCCGGGTTCCAGAATCACGCTGAGCAGGTCGACCCTGTTGGCGTATTTCTTCATTCCCAGTATTTTACTTTTGTTGAACCTCACCTCTTGAAGCAGCGGGGATTCCTCTGCAGGTTCGGATTCCACCGTTTCAACCTGTTCCGCCGCTTCAAGAGTGCTTGAACTTTTTTTATTCGCCATGACACAACCTTCCTATTGACTTGTTGAAGATTCCAGTATGAGGGTCTCCATCTCATCGGATTCCACGTCCTTTTTCAGGAAGATGTTGAAATCCACAAGAAAATGAAGAACCCCGTCCACAATCTGGTAATTCATCCCCGTCCCCCGCACCAAATCCCCGTCAAGAAGCTCCAGGTACTCAAACGCCTCCGTAAGCTGCCCTGCAACTTCCACCATTTCAACGTTGGGGTTTCCCCCCGCAGGGAAATACTGGACATCAAAACTGTTCTGCTGGTAGTACCGCAGGTCAATCCGCCTGATTCTGGAAGATGTCAGCAGGCTGATGAAGAAGCACGGCTCACGCAGACCCTGTTTCACGTCTGCGGAAAAATACACCTCATGCCCATCCCCGAAAACCTGATTCAGCGTTTTCGACATGGCTTTCAGAATGTCAAGCACCACTGAACAATTCCTCCAGATATTTCTTGATTTTAGCTTCCACAATCTTCCCTGACTGCGCCTGAACCGTCTTTTCTGATATGGTCAGCATGTGCCGACCTTCGACCCAGCCTCCGCCGCCCCGTGTCCGGTGTCCAAATTCGACATACGAAGCGTAATGCACCGGGTTGATTATCTCAACCTCAAACACGTTTCCGGATTTGGTGACAGGCAGGGAACTGACATATGCTGTCACATCGCTGGTTCCGCCCCCCTGCGCCTCCGATTCCGTTTTCGCAGTCCACCCCCTGCGGAGCGTGCCGCCTTTCTTGCCGGAAGAGTTTGGATAGTCCCCCACAGGAGTCCGCCGTACCACCTGACCCAGAAGCCTCGCCGCAAGCTCCTTTGCCACTTTCTGGCAGAATATGTCAACCTGCGCCTTTTGAAGATTCTTCGCCATCTCTTGAATCTGCCTGGAAAGTTCTGAGAACCCTTGAACGCCTCCGCCTGACATCACGCCCACCCGTCCCACAGCTCCAGCGGGATTTCCTGGTGTGTGGCGTACAGAGCGGGCACGCCGCTTTGTGAGTATTGGGAATCCCTGCCGTTCTGGTTCACGTCAATCCGTGAGCCGGGAGGGATTTCCACATCCGGTGAGATGAACAGTTTGACCGACTGCCCGATTTTGGGAGCGTGGTCAAGCGTGTCCGTCGCCGCAATGGCAGAGAATGACAGTCTGCAAGGCAGGTCTCCGAACAGGAGGGTCTCCGTGAACATGGTCTCCTTCGTGTCAGGGTCAACGCTTTTCGCCCTGACGTGTACGGAGCATGTGCCTTCATACAGGGATTCGATGGCTTGCCGTGCCTTGACAGTGCTTACCATCTCATGCACCTGTATGATTCCAAATCAGATTCGTGCCCTGCGGTCATCATTGACAGCAGGGAGGAAAGCTCTTCTGACTGGCTGCCTCCGCTGCCGAAGCTTACCTGGGTGTCACCCAGCTTTATGGACGTGACCGCCTCCGAAGTCAGCACGGAAGATTCATCCAGTTGACCGCTTGCCCTTTTGCCTTGCAGGAACTCGCCTGTGACCATGTCAACGGCAATTTCATACAAGCCTTCCGGAACGCTTGCAACGTTGCAGTAATCCAGGATGTGGTTGGTGATTTTCTGGATGATGAATCCAAGCACCCATGAATCATCTTCCGTGACCGTGTACCCGAAAGCCGCAAGCCTTAATATGACATCATCCAACACGCCCGCCACATCCTTCCTTAATTATCCGTCTTGCTTCCTTTTCCCTTTTTCGGGGGAGGGTCATCCAGCGTGACCCCATCCTCGAAATCGTCAGGGTCAGCGTCATCTCCGCCGTCAGGCTCAGGGTCAGGGTCAGAATTTTCCACCTGATAGCCGTGGGTTTTGAACCACTCAATCAGGCGCAGGTCATCGGTCTCCCCAACGCCGTTGACGAATGTGACCGTTGCGGAAATCCCGCAATACTGCGGGTTTGGGCTTGTAATCTTTGCCATGAGACACCATCCTTTACTTACTGCACTTTGATGTTGCGGAGTACGCCAGCCGCTTTGCTTGCTTTCAGCACTACCGCCGCAACCATTTCGACTTCGCCTTTCTTCACCGCCCCCGCTGTGGTGTAATCCGGAAGCCATGACTGCACCGGAGGGACACCCGCCATGCTGCAGGCGTGGAAGCCGTCAAGCCCAAGCCTTGCGGCGTAAAGCGAGGTGTTGCCGCTGCCGTCAATGCCCACAACCGGAGTGTTGGTTCCGGCTTTTTCGCCGAAGTCAACGAACGGGATAACGCCATAATATTCCACCTGCTGACCGTAGTCATTCTTGCTTGTCTGGTACATCCCCGCCCTGCGAGCCACCGCCCGCAGTTTCGCAATCATCTTCGTGTTTCCGCCGATGAAGGACGGAGTGCCATCCAGTCCCATGAGAAATTCATCCAGCGTGTCGAGGAATGACTTGAAATTCGTATCAACCAACGCCGAAGTTGAAAGGTCAATCGGGCTTCCGGGGATCATCTCCGTGCTGCTTCCAGTAAGCGCCTTGTCCAGACCGTCGAAGGCGTTCGCGTTCACGCCGCTGTCACCGTTGATTACTGTGTCGTTGAACAGAGCGGACGCCGCCTTAGTCTTCTGCTGGATTTGGAGCGTGACCTCCTGGATAATCCCTCCAAGGTTGGAAATGACACGGTCAATCTCGAATGAGCCTCCGAAGACCTTCAAATCCACCGTGTAACGCTGCCTTGACACCTCCTGCGGGGTGTATTCAGAGTTCACCGCCCTGAATGCCGCCGTGGGCTGCGTCAGGAGCCTTGTGTAAGCATATGTCAGTGTCGCTCCGCCGCCAGTGGGTGAAACGACATCGTCAAACGTCAGGTTGTTGAACAGGAACGAGCTTTTTGCGAATTCGTCAATGATTCCCATCTGCAAATCATCCTGGACGTTGTTTCTCGCATCCGCTAATGTGACTGCCATTTTTTGTTTATCCTTTCATGATTTTAAGTAGTTTTGCCGTATGCCGCCTTCACGGCATCCGCCAGGGTTTTAGGCGGCTGTCCGCCCGTGCCGCTGTTTCCGGATTCTCCGGGTTTAACGCCTGTCAATGGCGGTTTTGCGGCTGGGTTGGTCTCCACGTTGAACAGGAATTTGGTATCCTCCGCCGCTGCCAGCTTCTGGATTTCCTCATCCAAGCCCTTTATGGTCTCGCCGTCCAGTTCCGCCTTTTCAAGGAACGCTTTCAGCAACGGCTTCACAGTCTCCGGATTCCGTGCCTTTGCCGCCGCCAACGCCGCATTCAGGGATGTGTCAAATTTTAACTGTTTGATTTCGGCTTGATGCTGCTCGTCTTTGGCTTTGTTTTCCGCTTGCAGGTCATTGATTTTCTTGTTCAGCGCATCCACATCGCCGCTTGACTTCTTCAACGTTTCAAGCTGCTCGTCCCGCTCTTTCAGCGTGTCCTTCGCCTGTTTCAGCTCCGTGTTGACCTCGTTGAACCGTGCCTTCGTGACAAAATTCCCGTTGAGGGATTCCATCACTTTCCCAGCCTGCTCATCGGTCAGCCCCATCGCTATAAGCTGCTCCTTCGTCATTGCCGTTGTCTTCCTTTCAAAATTTCCGTTTTTTTCCACGGGTTACGAACCGTGATGTTTTTGTCTTGTCGGTTTCCGTCTGACAATACCAAAGCGACGATTTGTTTTTTGAATATGAAAAAACCGCCCGGAAGCGGTCTTGCCAACTTTTTGTAAATTTATTCTGTTTTTTTTGTAAAATGGCAGATAAGGCGGCAACCACAAGGAAGTAACAATATATCGACCCGACGAAAGCTTTTATAAAATTAATAATAGTTTGGTTGCCGCCTTATCTGCCATTGAACGCACTGGAAGAATTATAACTTAAAATTCCACACCTTCAGGCGGTTCTTTATAATTTAACAGTTCTTCCCATGTGATTCCCCGCTTTATGCATTCCTCATACACTTTGATTTCGCCACCCATTTCCAAAACACCTTTGGGATATCCAGATGGGATAGTAAGTCCAATGCGTTTACCGCCAATAATTTCATTATACTTCAAATACATTCTGCCTTCCTCTGTACTCTGTATACCTTCAATCATCCATTCAGGAAATTCACGTTTTGCCACATTACACCACCCTTTCTAATAAACAATCGAATTGGTTTTCACAAAAGCAATTTCAGCTTTCAAGGTTTTTTTCACGGCTTTCCAGGAATTTGGCATTGTCTTTCTCAAAGCTGCGGAACTTTTGGTTATTCTCAACAACTGTATTGCGCCTATTTCAGAATGAAGTTCATTGGTTACGATTGACTCACTTGTGTAATAATTTGCCTCATGTGCCCAAAATCCCATGCTCTGTGTATCAAACTGTCCCTTTGTAACTCCACTGATTGCGTCCGCAAGAGCACCCATCAGAGCTTTATCCTTATCAGTTGGGTAGGCATCTGTCAAAAACTTTTTCAATGCATTATTGATTTTATCAGCTTTACTCGGATCTGTAAGAAAGCTGAAATCTGTAATTTTTGCCAACTTATCCGCTTTAACCGTTACAGTTTTATTATATTTCGCAATCGCTTTGTTGTAAACCGTTAAAACGTCAGATTCCGCCGCTTTATATAAAGCATCCCCCGCAGGAGTTCCAACATTTGTAAACCTTCTGCTTGATATGCCGCTTTGATTTCTGCCAACTAAATGATTCAATTGGTGCAATTCTTCATGAAATTTGTCTTTCCAAGCCCCCTTGGTAGAAATTCCTACAAGATTTTCCCAATAAACATCATTAATATCCATTTCAATTTTATGCAGTAAGGGATAATATCCAGCTGTAACACCACTCAGTACATATTCATTATTTGGAAAATGTATTGACAGTTTATCCCACATTCCAAGTTCATCGCTGGTCATGTTTTTTAGTTTTTCCTGGTACTCTGTGACTTGCTCTTTGGTGAATCCGGACGGAGCAGTTTTTGAAATATCATCCACAAGCTGCTGCTTCAATGTAACACCTTTTGCGGGTGATGTGGTCGTTTCCAAAGCGACCTTTCCGGCACCGGAGCCGCCGCCTGTGACAAAGCTGCTCTTCCAGTCAGCATACTTCATATCCGAAGGCACATAGTAGGTTTTGCCATCCGCCCCACGTGCAGCCCGTTCCCCGTAGTTGTCATCGAAGTAGGGGATTGTGGTTGTCCTGCACCATGGATGGAACGGGGGAGCGGTCACGCCCGCCTCGTAGTCCTTCATGTCCTCAACATGCCCGTCAAGGCTCTGGCATAATTCGGATGTGTGGGAGTCCAGCGTTGCCACAATCTCAAACTTTTCAACATCCAATTCGTTGAAGCAGTCCTTCTGACCAACGCTTGCGAAATACGCCGACTCCGTCATCACAAGCCGCCCAGCCTGTGAGCGGGACACGTCAAACTCCTTCGCAATGCTCTTTATCGCCCTGTCCGGAGAGTCACCCCGGAGCAAAGACTGTGAAAGCTCCGTCTGCACTTTGGACACAAGAGCGTTCTTCTGCTTCCAAATCCTGTCAGAGAAAGTCTCGCTGTCCAGCGTCCAGGGTTTGGAAACCACCTTGTCAAGCTGCTTCCGGTCAATCGGTGTCAAATCCCAGCCGACATTGAAGCCCTTCTGCACCTCGAAGGCGGTATGGTAGAATGTGTCAGTGTAAATCTTCCTTGCGAGGTTGTCAATCCCGTCAAGCTGGTTCCCGTACAAGGCTTCAATGCTCTGCTGCATCTCCACCTGCAAGGCTTCCAGCCGTGAGACGTGAACCTTCGCCGAAGCGTTTTCAAGCTGCGCCATCCACTGCTGATTCAGCGCATTCTCTTCCCCGAACCTGATATAATCGTCAACAGACCATTTGAACTCCTTCAAGTCCTTGCCGCTCATCCATTTTTTGGCTTCTGACAGCGTGATTCCGTTATTGTCCGCAAAACGCTGGTACCACTTTGCAATTTTAGCCTCCACATCCTGCATGGCGGTCTTGTACTCCCGGTCAAGGCTTGCGGCATACGCCCCGCCCTTGTCCGCTGCCGACTGCTCTAAAATCTCAAAGCGTCTACGCCAATAATCCCTGTTCGGCTTTGACATCACATCTCCCCGTCACCGTCCGGTTCCAAATTCTGGTTTGCGGCGTTGGCGAACGCCGTCTGGTATTCATCAATGGACTCCTGTTTCTCTGACTTGACCCGGTCCAGCTCTTTCTTCACGTCATCAATGAACGGGACTTGTGACAGCAGGGTTTCATTGGAAATCTGCACCCCGCCCTGATACAACATCTGCATAACCTCGTTCTCGTTGAAAAGCATGTCACGGTTGAACACCACGCTGACCTCCGCCTGTGAGAAATCACCCTGCCCAGTGTTTGCCAGATGGGTGTCCACGAACCACAGAAGCTCCTCGAATGACGCTTGCCATTCCGTCTCCATCCCGTTGGCATCCAAATCAATGTCAGAATACATGCTCTGGATGTTCATCTGGTTGGGGGAGCCTTGCATCCGCTCATCTTTAGCGTCATAGCCCATTGCGTTTTCAATCAGCGCATCCTTCAGCGTTTTCAGCAGCGTCTTGTAATTCTCGCTGTTGACAGCAACCTGCAACGCATCCACGCCGCCTTCAGACCCGTCAATGGTCTTGACCTTGACCGCCCCGAACGTTGCCAGATTATGGCGGAACTCCGCAAGGTTCTGACCGTCATAGTTCCTGATAATCAGAATCGTGTTGCGGGAATCCTCCTGCATGTTGTTCTCGAAATCTGACAGCATGACGTTTATAGCGTCCTGCAAGCTTTTGACTTTGGAAATCAATGGAATCTCTTTGTCGTTGTACTTGAAGCCGATTACAGGGATTTTGCTCCAGTTGTACCCCTGACCGTCAACCGTCAGATAATCCGATGACGGGAACTGCGCATCCTCAACCAACGCCCCGCTGCCCGTCAACTCGTAACGCTCTATGCCGGAGTCCTTGTAGACCTCAACCTTTTCAACCGTTTTCAGGACGCTGCCTTCGTACACCTCGACCGGATAGACCCGGATGAAGCAGTCTAACACGGTGTGTTCCGCATCCTTCCAGAAGGGAAGGCACTCGACAGGGTTGAACCTCCGGAAACAGAAATTGCCATCCTCGTCATAGTGAACGTAAATCCAGCCAATTCCGCCGTTGAGGGAATCCTCCCCCACATTCTGGATCAGCCTGTGGAAACGCTTGTCAAATACGCTGCGCAACGCCCCTTCATACGCTTCATTGTCCGTGTCGAAGGTCAGCGGCTTGCCCAGCAGGTAATTCGTCTTCTGGTCAACCATCTTCGCATACTGGTTGTCAATCAGACGGTTGTTGGGAAGGTTCTCCACCTCCGTCAGAACTCCGTCCCTCCCGATTACAGTCCGCTTCCGCTTCAGTATGTCGTGAACCCCTTGATAATACTGGATTCCGGCTATCTGCTCCGAACGCACTTTTGACTTCTTCCAGTTTTTGATTTCCATCTCGAAAAACTGCTTCTCCGTCATGGCAGTCCGTGCGCCAGCCTGGACGGTCAAGCCGATCCGCCGCATGAAATTAAACATGATTCCCCGCCTTCAAAATGTCGCACAATGTTAATAAAACCCTGAGTTTTCAGGGTTTTCAGGGTGATTTGTCACTAACGTGTCACTAACGTCAGTCAAAGCTGAACGTCTCCCCCATCACAAAATCTTCCAGAGCGTACCGCATGGCATCCAGCAAATGGTTGAAGTCATCCACGGGCTTGTTAATCTTCGCCCCCGTCTTGTCCACCTGCCAAGTGTAGTTGGAAATCTCTGTCAGGAAATTCACGCAGCGGGGATGTATGCGGAGCTTGTAGCCTTGAATATACTGGATTCCGTGCATCACGGAATCTTTGCCTTTCCTCGCAGCCGTAATGTTCCTCAGCCCCAGTTCCCTGAGTTCGTCAATGCTCTTCGGCTCCGCCGAATCCGCCCGTATCCGCTCTTTCAAGTATCCCCTGCGGAAGATAGCCCAGTACAGGGATTTGTTGGAAAGCCCCTTCTCATAAATTTCATCAAACACCCAGATTTCAGCGGATTCCACGTCAATCAATCCGCAGAACAAAGCTGACGGGTCATTCGTGTAGCCGAAGTCAAGACCGAATGCGCTTTTCAGGTTCGGATGCTCTTTCCGGAACTTCTCAGACTTGTGGTCAAACGGGACTTCCTCCCAGTTCTCATAAACCACACCTTCCACAATCCCCCAGTCACCAAGCCCCGCAACCTTGTAACGCCGTGGGTTGTTCAGCTTCATGCGCTCGAACATCGCCAAGTCAGATTCATCCAGCCATTCGTTGCAGAGGTAGTTGGTAGTCTTTGCCAGCGTCTCACTGTCAGGGTTATCGAAGAACCTCCGCTTCAGCCAGTGTTTTTCATTCCACGGGTTGAACGTCAGCGTGATTTGCTTGAACAATCCCTCGGCAACCTCGCCCCTTATGCCCTCGTCTATGGTGTTAAAATCTTCCTCTTTGCTGATTTCGTAAGCTTCCTCCACCCATATCCAGCAGAGGGAGCCAACTTCAACGGTGATTGACGTGATTTTCAGCGGGTCATCCAGCCCCTTGAAGTAAATCATCTGCCCCGTGGGGAGGTATGTCATCTGCATGGGATGCTCCGTTGTTTTCCATTTCTCCCAGACACCCAGCCGCCGGATTGCCCATTTCAGCTCCGTGAAGCAAGACGTTTTCAGCGTTCCGAAAACCTTGCGGATAACAAGCGCATTCGCCTGGGGGTTGCCCATGATGTTGACAATCAGCCACAGCGCCATTGTCTTGCTTTTCTTGCTCGCACGGCTTCCCTTGCAGACCCGGTAACGCCCCTTGAACCGCCAGAAGTCCTTGTACCCGCCGCCGACAATTTCCGCTAAATGAATGTGCTGCTGCTCTTTCACAGCTGTCAGTCCGTCAAGTCATCGTGTATCACAATCGCAACTTCGGCATCCACCTTCGTTTTGTCGTTGAACATCCCCAAGTGCTTCCCAAGCTGTTCCAAAGCCTTCGTCTTGTCATACAGCGTGACATCCCGCTCGACAATCTCTCCGTCCGAAGTGGGAACCCGCCTGACCTTCATCCGCTGTATTGCGGCTGTGTCCATTTTGTCAGCATCATCCTGGATTCCGCCATACTCCGAACTGGAAATATCTGTGATATTAGCGAATGCGATTTTGGCAAGTTCTTCCAAAACACGGTCTGCGGATATGCCCGTCCGTTTCGACCTTTCAGCCATCAAAACGCCTAAACGCCTTGCAATTTGTGGATGTTTCACCAGCCAGTCACCAGTCTGCCCCGCCGTTTTCACAGAATAACCCGCCCGAATCGCTGCCTGCGTAGCGTTCAAATCAATCATATACTCTTCGATAAAACGCTGGTGTTTTGGTGAAATTTTGGGCATTATTCGCCGCTCCTTCCTGCGAAAAAATAAAAAATGCGCCATGAATTGGAAATCCAAGGTGCATTTCGGGAATGATAGCATTTTAGCACATTTCTTGTGACATGTCAAGTACCTGAACAAAAATTTATCAAAATTTCATGTTCACGAACCACCCCTGTCTAATTTGCGTCAGAATCGCTTGTGCGGGCTTCTGTCACGGGATGGTATAACTACCCTCCCAAACCCAGAAAAGCCCGTACAAGCGATTCTGACGCACGTCACGCTATTACCTGTCATCCTTCACCCCATGCGCTCCGGATAATCCTGTAAACCTGCCTGGCAGACATCCCCGATTCCTCAGCAACGTCCTTGACGCTCCGGTCATGCAGGAAAACGTCAGTCAGTATTTTCCTGCAACCTCCGTCCAAAGCCTGGCTGATGATTCCAGCAATCTCCGTTTCCAGCCCGTCAATCTCCTGTTCTAACTCGATTATCCGGGCAACGCCGTCCAGCATCCGGTCCGGGTTCGGCGAGCCATGCACCCTTGTCCGCCTCAAATCCACATGCGCACTTCCCAGACCTTCCCTGATTTGCTCAATCCGATTCCGGCACTCACACATCCTCCGGTGCAGTTTGCCTATGTCTGACCTGTCCATGTCTGACCTGTCCATGTCTGACTTCACGCTCCTTTTCTGCCCAATTTTGCGGGTTCAAGTTTGAAATCCAGTATTTGCAACGGTTTTTCCAAAATCACCCTGGAAGTTCAAGGTTAAGGTTCAAGGTTCAAAACCCATTTCTAAAACCTTGAACCGCCTCAAACCCTTGCAAATACAGGATTTTTTGGCACAATGGTTCAAGGTGTAACTATTATATTATTATATTTTATATTTATAGCAAAAAATGCGGTATGCAGCTTTGTTCAATTTTTTGATTTTTTAAAAAACTGCATACCGCATTTTTTTAGAAAATATCAGGAATATAGGACTTAGTACCTTGAACCTTGAACCCCGCTTGCAAACACAGGACTTTTCCGGTTCAAGGTTCAAGGTTCGTTCCTGAAAACGGCAAAAATAAGGCAAAAATGCCTCCGTGTCACGGTATGCGGCTTTGTTCAATTTTTTGATTTTGAACAAAGCTGCATACCGCTTCAAAAAATCCAAAAACGGTATGCAGTTTTTTTCAAAATGTAAAAACTGGCAAAAGCTGCATACCCTGCGCCGCTTTTCATCCCTGTTTCCTGGCAAACTTCCGCCATCCGTTCCCATCGATTTTACACGGCACTGTCACGTAACCGTGTTCTGTCACGGCTTTAGATATTGCGTTTTCCGGAATGACGTTCATGATTTTCCGCTCTTTGCACAGAGCGTTGTACTTCATGAGAAAGTATGCCGTGACCACGTCATCAGCTTCACCGTTCTTGACCATCTCATCAATCAGGTTCAGGCACGCCCGTTTTTTATCATAATCATCCCTTATTTTGCTAATCTCATACGATATTTTCTCCTTCTGGCATTCCAAACCATGGATTTTACAGGTGATGTCATGCCGCCTGTTGACGAGTCTGCGCATTCTTTGCAAATCCCTGTCATACATCGCTGTCACCTCCTTAACAAAAATTTTACCATTGACCAAAGCAGCCGCAGGCACTGCCCCCGTGTCAGCGTTATCCTGCCTGTGAAATCATCGTACCGCTTCAAAAGTTTGGAAGCCTGGACGGAACCGGCTCCCACAATCCGGCATTCTTCACAGGTGAAGTTAGTGACCTCCTTGCAGTCAAGGAACACACGCAAATCCGTTGGAATCCTGGTCATCCGTCCGCCCAGCCCTCCGCCACATCCAGCCGCTGGCAGCAGATGTCATAATAATCCGGATCGGTCTCAAAACCTATGTAACGCCGCCCGGTGTTGACCGCAGCGACAAGCGTTGAGCCGCTCCCGCAGCAGTTGTCAAGCACAACGTCCCCCGCATCCGTGTAGGTCTTAATCAGGTATTGCAGCAGCGCAACGGGCTTCTGTGACGGATGGAGCGTCCCGTCCTTTGGGAAATTCAGTATGCTGAGCGGATAACGCCTCCCGTCTGGATTGTCAAGCTCCGTCCGCCTCTGGTTGATTGTGTCACGCAAGCCTTCCTGACGTTTCCTGCGCTTGCTCTCATTGATATGATACGGAGTAGAATACCACCACTGCGGGTTATACGTTGGAAATCTCCGGTAGAACACGCAAATTTCCTCATGGCACTTGAAAGGCTGGTATCTCACTGACTGGAAGTTGTTCCCACGCCCTTTGTTCCAAATCCACTTGTATTTGAAATTCCGCAGGTTGCTCCGGATCAGCCTGTTTGTGAACGGCTCATCCGCAAACAGGACAACCGCCCCGTTGACCTTAGTGACACGGTTGTAATGCCCCCATAGCTCATCCAGCGGAAGGATTGAATCCCATTTGTGATGCGTCACCCCATACGGCAAATCACAAAGCACCATGTCAACGGAGCCGTCTGGAATAGCCTCCATGCCCACAAGACAGTCCTGGTTTGAGACAGTGTCTACCATTCTTCCCACCACGTTTTCAGCACATACGGGAGCAGCAGGTTGTCATTGACTTCCACCTCCCTGACCGCATCCACGGAATGGATGATTGGGTTCGGCTCTTTGTGACTCAATCCGGATTTCGCCCCCGCCTTGTTTCTGGCAAGCACGTGAGCCGTCTTCTTGACCTTTGTGATTCTCGCCCTGTATTTGATTTCATACAACGTGACCGTCATTCTGTTCACCCCTCGACCTTCAATTTCGCTGGAAGGTTTTTGCAGTAATTTTTTGCCTGTGCCAAAGCCTTCCGTCTGTCCTGCGTCCCGCCGACACCCCACACCGCAACATGGCGGTGTTCCGACATCACCAGATAATAGCACCCGTTAGACGCACGGATGAAACTGTATTCCCTCATCCCTCCGCATCCCCGCATGACATTTGAAACTTCTGGCACATCGTCGCAATCTGCACGGCTTCAACCGCCAGACCAACAGCATTCTTTTTTATGACTGACAAACGGTTTCCTATAAATTTCCACTCCGCATTTGTGCGGATGTTCGCCCAAACGGATTCTAAATCCATAACCACGCAATCAAGTTGTTTTTTTGCTTCCTCAACTTCTTCCAGCAACACAGCATAGGCTTCATGTCTGGAATGGAACATCGGGAATTTTTCAATTGCGTCATACAGTTCAGTCAACACCAAGGATTCAATTTCAGGCTTTACCTTCGTCATTGCCGTCACTCCTTCTTTTTACAAAAATTCTCACTTTTTTACCAAAAACTTTCTTGTCCACAATGTCAAGCGGGTAATGCTTCTTGATATGGATGGAAAACGTTATGTTGGAATACGCTTCCTTCAGCCCGTTGTCCCGGCAGAATTCGGAATACGCCCCGTAAACGTCTTTGGTAGGGTTGTTTTCAAAGTTGCTGATTCCGAAATCTTCCACGAAGCTGACAATTGAGTTGTTCTCCCGCTCGTATTCCGCCAACGCTTCAACCGTCTTCTGCGGGACTGTGAAGGCGTTGTTGGCAAGGATGCGCTTCAATCCAGCTATTCCCAGCTGGATCAGACGCTCAACCGCCTCCTGCCCCCGAAGCTCGTACTTGATGAACGGTCTGAAATCAGGGTCATCCGGCTTGAACAGCGCATTGAATGGGATTATAATCATCCTGCGCCGCAGACCGCCGCTTTTGTCTTTTATCCGTGGGATGTTGTTGGCTGAGAAAATCATCTTTGCGTAATTGTTGAACTCGAACGGGTCTTGACCTTTGCGCTGCACCTGTATCCGCTCTCCGGTGACCAGTTTTTTGAAGACGGAGGAACTCGCAATGAAGTCCTCGCCTATGTCATCCCCAAGGTTCGCCAGCTTGCCGAACAGTTCGGCGTTCTGGAATTTCTCTCCAAGCTCCTTCAGGTCAAGGCTTGTGACGTTGTCATCTCCCAGCATGGTTTTTATCATGTCGATGAACGTGGATTTCCCGTTCGCTCCGTCCCCTGTGAGTATGAACGCCTTGCCAAGCTCGTTTTTGCGGAAGAAGCAGTATCCCACGCATTCCTCCAGCAGGCTCCGGATTTCCGGGTCATTGCAGGATATTTTGTCCAGCACGTCATCCAGAAGGCGGCTTTCAGCGGACGGGTTGTAGTCCCAAGGGATTATGTTCTTTATCACTATGTCCGGGGAGAACGGCTGGAAACTGTCATCCAGAACATTCAGAACCCCGTTCCTGAAAGCGATGTGCCTTGAATCGGATTCCGGCACGGAGTCCTGTATCATGATTTCCAGATATTTCAAAACCTCCGTCCGCCGGGTCTTGTTTAGTTTTGGAATATGCTTAATCATCTCCCCTTCGATTGCGGTGTAGCTGCCAGTGTATATCCCGTTCAGATAGATGTGCAGCCGCCCGTTGATTTTGATGATGTGATGGCTGTTCTTCATGTATGTTGCGAACTTGTCGAACAGGAAGCTGTTGCCATCCGTGAACACGGGCTTCTTGAAAGCGTCATCCCGCAGGATGGTTTCAACCTCCCGCTCGCTGAGCGGGGTTTTCAGCACGTATCTGTTGATGATGCGGATTGTCTCTCTCGCATCCTCCACGCTGAAATCAAAGGATTGCAGCGTCAGGATGTAGTTGAACAGACTTTGGTTCCGCCCGTCCCCCGCATCCATCGTCAGGAAGTCGATGTTGCTTTTGACCGGGAACAGCCACTTCGGCAAAGGCTGGATTTCCTGCTCCGGCACGTCATACAGGATTTCCCTTTCCTTGTTCTGGAACTTCAGCACGGAGTAGGAGTTCCGGCAGCCTAATTTGATGTCGGATTCAATGCAGATTGCAAGGTTGCACCTGGTCTTGTTCGTGTCCAGACCTGAGTTCCGGAACAGGAAATGTTTCCCCCGTGTGGTCTGGTAAACCCTGCATTTCAGACCTTTGTCCCGCACAATCCGGAACAGGATTTCACTTGACTCCGCTTCGTCAACGTCAATCAGGACAACGTCTCCAGCCAGTATCCCTGCGAACTCTGGAAGATGCTGGATTTGCTCGTATGTCTGTAAATTCGTCCCATCCTTGAACGGGTAGACGGTTTTTTTCTGCCTTGTCGGCACATACCCTTTGAACAGCATGGCGTTCACCAGAAAAACTTACAATAGAAGTCATCCGGGTTGGCTATCTCCGTCCGGGTGTCCAGCGTGTTCTCGAATGCGTTCAATGCGTCTGAAACGCTTTTGTCAAGAGACAGGAGCCATTGCGTCTTCATGTCATCGAATTCAGAGTAAAAATCTTCCATGACCGCTTCTGTTTTTTTCTTTGAAAGACCGTTTTCCATAAGTGTCTGTCTCAGCCAGTCAAAATTTGGAGTTCCAAAACCTTCCTCTATGGCGAGTTCCAGCTTCCCGTCCTCCCAGAACGGGTATAAGCTGATGCCCTGCGCTTCAAAGACTTGCGGGTTGACGCATGTGCTGGTTTCTGTGTCAAACCATTTGCACCATCGGCAGTTATGATATAATTCATCCATGTCAGTTACTTCCTTTAATTTCCACAACGCATATCGTGTCATTCCTCGTGCCGCCGTGAGGGACTAACAGAACCCTTTCCATGCGGAACCCACGCCCAAGACCCAGACCCATGCTTGACCATCCGAAGCAGACCGCTTTCCCTCCGGGCTTCAGAATCCTTGCGCACTCGTCTTTCGTTCTGCTCCAGAAGGTCATCTTGCCGTCAAACCCTGTCTTCCCGATTCCGTCATAGCATTCTTTGGCTTGCCGTTGGGAATAAGGAGGGTCATACAGCACGCCGTCAACGGATTCATCCCCGAACATTTTCAGGAAGTCAGCAGCGTCCATGTGGTAATCCGTTTCCAGCCCGGGGTTCAAATCGTTGGTCACGGCTGCGGGGCTGTGTTTCCCGGCGAACGGGTCAACCCATATTCCGCCGCTCATCTCCTCTTTCAGCAGCTCCGCAATCGGCTTTATTTTGAACGTCCATTTGTTGGGCATCGCCCAGACTCGCTCCATCCTCATATATCCACCCCGAAGTCATTCAAACGCTTTTTCGCAAAATCAATGTACCATTTTCTGTCAAGGTAATCGGGGACAGGCATCCCGTTCACGGACTCGTTGACGATGAAGCACCTTTCCGGCGTGTTGGCGAATTTCTCCGGATTCTTCCATGCGTTCTTCACTTTGAAAATCCCCCCGTCCTCCGGACGTGTGGAAGCGAACACCCTGAAACATTTCTCCGTCTGCGCCTCCCCGCCTGTGAACTCCTTGACCGTTGCGGGCTTCCCCGCCGCATCCCGGACCTTTTTCAATTCAACTTTCGGGTTGTAGACCGCATGGCTGTATTTGCCGCTGACTTTCACGATTTTCTGGAAGTCAACCAGACGGTCATCCCCCGTTACGGTAATCTCCGGATTAATCCCATGCAGGAGCATTTCCACCACCGCCCTGTTGACAATCGGAAGGTCATAGTCAAGCTCCGACAGGCTTTTGACATACCCGCCTTTGCTCTTGTGCTTCCCCTGAGCGTTCATGATGACATAGTTGTTGACATCCTTCTGGTACACTTTGGCGAATTCTTCAAATTCCAGATTCATCCTTGTGCGCCGCTCCCATTCGAAGCATATGTCATCAATCAAATCATAGTCCTCCGGCTTGAAAAGCTTCACCAGCACGCCGTCCGTGTTTGACTGGATCAACTGGCAGTGACCTTCCAGCCGCTCAATCAAATCCAGCAGCAGCAGTTGACCGCTGACACAGACGTTGTTAGCCTGTTTGGGGTCATACAGCGCATTGGTCATGTCTTTCATTGCGCCGTATGTGCTGTTAAGGACTATCTTGTAAGGGGCTTGCATGGGGTTTTTCTCCGCTTTCAGCTTCAGCCGGGTGTCCCTGATTTTCCTGTATTTGGAAGGGTCTGACACGTTGCGGGACAGAAAACCGTACTCTATCATCAGAGCGGGGTAATAGCTCGCCACATCGATGTTGATGTAATGACCTTCCCCGGCGTATTTGCTGACCGCCCCGTGAAGCCCTCCCCAGGCGAAGACGTGCGGCACTCCTGAAACGTCAACCTTCAAAACCTTGCTGTAATCACGGTTGGCAGGATTTTTATACCAGCCCAGAACCTCCGTGTATCGCTCAATCCGCAGCGTGTCCGGGAAATCCAGCTCGAATTCATCGTCATAAGACTTCGACCGCACCGCCCCGAGGATGACAGCCGACAGCTGCGCCTTTGTTTTGGAAATATATGACATGGGGAGGTCGAACGCTTTCAACAACGACATCTGCGAGTCAAACTCCTCCTTGCGCCTTGCGAAAACCTGGATTGTCTGCTCCACGTCATGGCGGCAGTAACGGACGGTCTCCTGAAGCTCATCCTCCGTCAGCCTCCGGTCAATGTCGAACGGAACGCTGGTCTCCCGTATGCTGTTCCCCATGAACCCTTCCAGGGATTTCAAGCCGCCGTCAGCCGGAAGCATGACATCGTAGTTGTTGAGCGGGATTTTCCGGAAGAGGTTTGAGAACTCCCAGCCGTTCTTCTTGTCAATGATGATGTAGTCATTGACTTCTTTGGGGTTGAATCCGCACAGTATGCCTTTCAGTATGTACTGGTCATAATGCTTGCTGTTGTATCCAGCCCATATTTTGCCACGGTTTTCTTTGTAAAACGTTTCCAGTTCCTCCGGATTGTTGATGATTACAGTCTCCGTCCGTCTCCCGATGTCCGCAAGCACACAAAGCCAGTCATTGGAGAACACCTCGAAATCATAGAAAATCATATGCGCTCCTGCTCATTCCAGAATTTTCTGCAGCAGAGGGGGAACATCCGCTGCCCCCCTCCGCCGCTGTGCGGGGAACGTTTCAGGCTACTTCATACACGTCCGTTATCTCATAGGTCTGATAACCTTTGCTGTCCACCCCGTAAGCCAGCCCGTACTCCAGCTTTCCGTCAATGGCTTCAAAAATGTCCATCATCAGGTTATTGTACTGTTTCAGCGGCATGATTTTAATATCGTCATCCGGTATGCCGCTTTCAAGGCTCCGCAGGATTTTATTCACTTTCCCGAAGTGGAAGCGCATTGTCAGAACCTGGTTCATGAATATCACGCTCCCTTTGTACTCGCCCGCCAAAATTTTGAACCATATGACCGCCTTCGGATTTCCACTCTTCGCCTGTCCGATTTCCATTTTCGTTATGGCAACGTCATAATTGCCTTTTGGAACTTCGGGGAAATCGCCGTAATCGTTCCCTCCTTCCGCCTCCTCGCTGATGATTGCGTCAATGCCAATCTGTTTGTCCAGTTCATCCCAGTTAATAGCCATGTCATTTATTTCCTTTCAAATTTGATTATTTTACGCCCGGCGTTTTCTTTGCCGTGGGGCTTCCGGCTTAACGGTCTCCGGCTGGTCAGCCGTGTCAATGATTTCCACATCCGCAGGCTCAACGGATTCCGTCACCGCAACGGGTTCGCCTGCTGTTGTGTCAGCCTCCGCAGCTGCGGAAGGTCTGCGGGGTTTCGTTTTTCCGTTCGCTTCGTCATAAACTTCCATGAATGACGCATAATCCAGCGGAATTTCCTTTGACGTGACCTTCAGCCGTCCGCCGCCGAATATGACCTCGTTTGTCTTGAACGACAGGACACGCTCGTCACCGTCCGCCACGACACGCCCCACAATGTCCACCATGCCGGAGACCTTGTTGGCAATCTTATCCTGGATGTTGGGCTTGATGCTTGTCAGCTTGTCCCCGCTCTTGCGGGTTATGTCCTTGCTCCTGTCCTCATGGCTTATCAGGACGATGTTGTCATAGTCCAGATTCATCAGCCGCTTCATCGTGGACAGGAACTCCGTCCTGACTTTGTCCCATGCGCTGAAGGAGTCATCTGACTCGTGTGTGATGTTGAGCTTGTCGTACATGTAAATCCGGCAATGCTCATAGCAGTCTTCCAGCAGGTCAACCACGATTGTTTTGAATGTGTTGTCTTTCTTTTCCAGTTCGGATATGGCTTCCTTGAACACGTCCCACGCCAGCGTCCGCCTGGTCTGCCTTCCCTCCACTTTGACTTCGTCCCGTATGCTGAGGTACGGCGCATCCACAAAACGGATGTTTCCGTCCGTGTTGAGCATGAGCGGCTCCGGAAACTGGTTCGCAAGGTAGGTCTTCCCGCTGAACGGCGCACCGTAAAGCCACACCACCTTCTTTTTGATGGTCTCGATGTTCCTTCGTTCGTTGTTTGGCAGTATCATGTAATCTGCACCCCTTTCACAAAATTCCTGGTATTCGCACCAGTTGCACAAATAATTTGGTTTTTTTTCGAAGCTTTCCGCTTCCAATGCGTGTTTGATTTTCAACGCAAATTCAACCACCTTGTCATGATTGAACTTGATTTCAAGGATTTGGATTTCAGATTTTTCCAGTTCTGACTGAATCCTTTTCCGGAACGTCAGGATGTCCTCCTGCTTCTTCTGCTTGATGGCAACCTTTGGGATGAACATGAAATACATGTTCCGGATTGTCTGCCCGATGTGGTTCCTCTCGAAGAAAAACTTGTATTCGTGAAGCTGACCGGATTTCAGGTAATTCTTGACATTGTTGGAATACTTGAAGTCATACAGGTCGAACTCGAACGGCTCCCCTGTAGGGGCGAGGTAATCCATGAATCCGATGAAGTCCGTGTCCTGTATGCGCTCCTCGAACCTTCCGCCTTCTGGAAGCAGCCCCCGGACCTTTGGAATCCAGTACTCCAGTTTTATGGATTCATTCACATGCGTGTCATCAGCGACAGGGAAGGAGTTGTAATATTCCCTGATTCCGGAATCCACGCCTTTTTCAATCCCCGTGTGCAGCGCATGACCAAGAACCAGAGCGTTGTCAGCGTTCGCCGCAGGGATAGCAGTCACCATGTCAATGTATCGCAGTTTATACTTGTATGCGCAGCTTTCAAAAGTTTCAATTCTGCTGTGTGACCATTGCATTCACACACCCCCTTTACTATTTTTGTAAACTCATCCAGCCCCTCCGGATACAGAACCAATCCGATTCCGCCGCCACGGTTTACCATGCCGATGTTCTTCCGCTGGATGTCTGACGGTCTTCCGCTGCTGGATTTCAACTCAACGGCAAAGAAAATTCCGTTGACGCACATGAGCAAGTCCGGTATTCCCGATTTCTGGAATCCTCCGCCCCACACTTTCAGGTACCACCCCATTGTTTGGACGGTCTCTTTGTCGGCAGGCATTCCAGCCGGATAAATTCCCATGGTGTGGAGCCATGCCCTGAGACGGTTTTCAAAATTCTTTTCCTGCGCCATTTCAAACCTCAATCCCGGTAATCCGCTCGAACTTCTGCGGGTCAAAATTTGGCATCTCCTTTATGATGTTTTTTTCTGTGTCATCAAGGGTGTTCCACCAGTTTATGTAATCTTTGGAAGTGTCCCTTTCACGCAGAAAGCCCCCTGTTGTCTCATGCTCCGGATGATTTGTCTTTTCTCCATCGTTCATGTTGTCAGTAGTAACCCATTCGACCGGAGACATGTCCACCCGGGATAAAATGGAATATGCCATACTGCTGCGCCATTGGTCGAATGTAAACTCGCTCTTTTTATCGAATATCCGGATGGTATGTTCTTCCGTGCAGAAACATCCGCTTTCATGGTCACATAGGTTCCAATCCCCGGTGTTCCAATTCCCGGTGTT